ATGCTAACCGACCTGCAGTGCAAATCGCCACCGGCGGACGGGAAGTCGAAACTATTCGACGGGCACGGCCTGTATCTCGAGATTTTAAAGTCGGGTGCTCGGTCCTGGCGGTGGAAATATCGCATCCACGGCAAGGAAAAGCGACTGACGTTCGGCCTCTATCCGGACGTCTCGCTGAAGAAGGCGCGAATCGCGCGCGAGCAGGCAGCGGCGCTGCTCCGGACAGGCGTGGATCCCTCAGTCGATCGCGTCCTGCAGGCAGCGCAGGCAGCAGCTCAGGGCGAGCATACGTTCAAGTCGGTAGCGCTGACGTGGCACGCCAGTCAGGTCCCGCTCTTCAAGCCGCGCCATGCGGCGCACGTGCTGCGTACCTTGGAGAACGACGTGTTCCCGGCGATCGGCAAGATGCCGATATCGCAGGTGACATCGCCGCAGATCGTCACCCTGCTTCGGAAGATCGAATCGCGCGGCTCGGCCGACGTCGCGCACCGATGCCGGCAGCGGATCTCCGACATCTTCGTGCACGCGATCGCCAGCGCGATCGCGACCAACAATCCGGCCGCGGAGATGGGCAAGGCGCTCGGCCGTGTTCGGCATCGTCACTATCCGGCGGTCCAGACGATCGCTCACGCGCGGGAACTGCTGAGGGTGGTCGAGGCACGACCGGCCTACCCGCTGACGCGCCTAGCGTCGCGCCTACTGGCGTTGACGGCGGTCAGGTCGGGGGTGTTGCGCCTGGCGGAGGTGCACGAGTTCGAGGACTTGGACGGCAATGCCCCGATCTGGCGCATTCCGGCTGCCAAGATGAAACTGGCGCAGGAGCGTCGCAACGATCCAGCATTCGAATTTGTCGTTCCGCTGTCGCGGCAAGCCGTCGAGATCGTGAAGGTAGCGATCAGCTTCAGCGGTACGACTGGTCTGATTTTCCGATCGATCAGGTTTGCCAAGCGGCCACTCAGCGACAGCACGATCAGCAAACTGTATCGGGAGGCTGGCTACGCCGCGGTCCATGTGCCGCATGGTTGGCGGGCAACGTTCTCGACCGTCATGAACCGGCTCGCCGCCGAGGAGGGGCGGAAGGGCGATCGAGAGATCGTCGACCTGATGTTGGCGCATATCGATGGCAGCACGGAAGCAATCTACAATCGATATGCATACATGCCTCGACGGCGCGAGATCGCGCAGGAATGGGCGGACTTGCTGAGCGTCGATCTGTTGAATCCAGCCCAGCTCCTCGAGGGGTCGCGGCACTCCTGAAGGGTGCAGCACGATGAGCGCGGTCGATCGTACCGCGCCATCGGCGCACGCCGTCCGCAACCTGATCCGCGGCGCCAGCGCCCAGTTCTCGGAGAAGTCCCGCGGCCCCGATCATGGCGAAGGCCGTCGCGTCCCGCGGCGCCTTAGCTACGACGTCGACGATCTGCGCGCGCAGCCATGGAAGAAGGTCGGCGACGGATCGCACGCCCAGGGTGTAATCCATGGCGAGGCGCTGGTTCAGAGCGCGAAGGAGCAGCGCCGGCAGGATTGGAAGGAACTCCCAAACCGCCGACTGCGCGAGGTCCGCGAATTGCGCGACACTCTCGCGGCCGAGCTGGCAGCGCTCGTTGCCCAGGGGCAAGCCCCGATCGGCCGGCCTGCGACGCTTCGGCACGAGATCGAGCGTCTTGACGCGACGATCGCGCGCGCCGACGGCCGGCTGACACGTATCGACGTTACCGTCCTCGAGGCGCTGCTCGCGAAGATCGACTTCGCCACCGGCGCGCTCTTCCCGTCGTACGATACCATCGCCGAGTGGGCGGTCTGCAGCCGCAACGCGGCGATCGAGGCGATAAAGCGGCTGAAGAGCCGCGGGTTCGTTGACTGGGTGCGCCGTAGCATCCGGACGAATAACGACGGCGAGTTTGCCCCCCAGCGCGAGCAGACGTCGAACGCGTATTATTTCGACCACAGGCGCAGCATGGCGCCCCGAACATGGCAGCGGTACATGCAGATCCTCGTCGCCAAGCTTCGGCGCCTAGGGGCCGTCCCTGCCGCCGTGGCACCCGGTGCGCCGGCAGCGCCCCGCGAAGTCCAGGACCCCGCCCTGCGCGCCGCCCTCGCCAGCGCGGCTTCGTCGTTCGCTAACGCGAGTACATGATATGTGCTCTATCCTGCATTCAGGTATGAGGAATAAGGAACGTCTCCGCTGAACGCGGAGCCGGCGCTAGTTTGATATTCCCCCAAAGCCGAAACGGCATGCCTCAAGCACCCGACCGCCAAGACCCGGCTGTCGGAACGAGGCGGCTTGCGCCGCCCCGGGCTATCGATGGGGGAAGTGTGCGAGATCCGTTGTTCTTTTCTTGCGTCGCGCATGCGGCGCTGTCGAAGCAGAGACCCATATGACGCCGCTCGATCGAATTACCGACTGCCGTTTCGATCGCACACGCCAGTGGGCGGCACGACTGGCGATCTGTCGCTTCGTCAGCGGTCGCGGTGACGCAACCCACCCTGCATGGCGGATTGGATCGAACGCCCCGCTCGGCTCGATCGCGGCCGACGACTGGGAGGCGTTCGTGCATGAGCCATGTCAATTCTGCGGCGCGCCTGGGGCCGACATTCTCGGCGGTGGCGGCGGTGGGGTCGGCATGGAATACTGCCGGGCATGCGGCAACGACTGGATCGTCGGCGATTACGACTGGCGGAACCTCGCGGACTGTCTGCGGTACCGCGAGGATCTAGCCGCCGGTCTCGTCCAGCCCGATTCGATCTAGCGGCGCCGAACAATTGATATCCGAAAGCACGAACATCGCCGCGCCAAATGGCGCGCACGGAATTGCGTTGAGCTTATCGACCGCCAAATCGCCTGTTCTCACGGTGCCCGGCGGGTTCCAGCCGCCCGCCAGCGTACAAAACTGCACGAATAGGCATCCCAAAAGCGGGCGGGCGAGGCGTGGGGGCAAGCGCGGTGCGCCGGGCGGAGGTGGGGTGCCCCCCCTCGGGGGTCGATGGGTCCGGTTCGGTCGTGGTTTCGAGGGGGCAGGCCGTGCCCCTCGGCCCGCGTCGGGCCGTTCGATGACGCCTCCGCCGCCCCTGATGGGGCGACGTCGGCGGCCTCGGCGTCAGCCGGGCTGGTAGTTGCTGATGATGAGCTCGCGCGCTCGGGTGGCATTGCCACCGCCCCCAACGCAGTAGGTTACCTCTGCTTCGCGCAGCATGAACCGGCCGAACACCTCGCGCGCGCCGGGCGTGTCGTTGATCGACAGAATGAACTTGCCACGGATCCCCGCCAGCTGGCCGCTCAACCGGCCGAAGTCGTCGCGGGTGAAGACGTCCTTCCCGTAATCGGTCTCGCACCCCCAGTAGGGCGGATCGAGGTAGAACAGCATGCCCGCGCGATCATATCGCCGAATGAATTCGTCGAACGGCAACCGTTCGATCAGAACGCCGGCGAGGCGATCGTGCAGGTCCGCGAGATCCCGCTCGAGGCGCAGCACGTTGAACCGGGCGCCCTGCCCTGGCGAGACGCCGAAGTTGCGGCCGGCGACCTTGCCGCCGAATGCCAGGCGCTGAAGGTAGAGGAAGCGCGCGGCGCGCTGCAGGTCGGTAAGATGCTCCGCCGGCATAGCCTGCTGCCGGTCGAACTCTCCGCGGCTCGCGATCATCCAGCGCAGCGTGTCCATGAAGAAACCATGATGCTCGCGCACGACGCGGAAGAACGTCGTCACGTCGCCTGAGATGTCGTTGATGAACTCGGCGGCCGGGCGCTGCCGGCGTCGCAGGAAGATCCCACCCATCCCGACGAATGGCTCGGCGTAGCTGGTGTGTTCGGTGCCATCGATCATGGGCACCAGGCGCGAGGCGAGATTGCGCTTGCCGCCGATATAACCGGCAAGCGGCTTGGTCGCCGCGATCGCGGCTCTTGACGTATGCATGTGAGTGGGCTCCTAGGGCCCCGCCCGTTGCGCGGGTGCGGGGTGGCCGGATCGGCCAGTTCGGTCATGGCGAGCCCACTGCTCGTCGTCTCTGCGGGTTACCGCCCGCAGGACCCCGCTCCACCCGCCGCTGTCATGCGGCAATGCGGGGCTGTTGTCGCGAATCGTCCGACAACAGCCCCGCCGACAATCAATCCTTCGCGCTGGTCGCTGCTACCGCTTGGCGCTGATACTCGCGGAACCGGACGGCTTCGTAACCGAGCCAGTCGTTCAGCTCGAGCATGCGCTGCTGAAGCGGCTCGATCTCGGCGAAGTGGAACACGTCGGCCGCCTCGCCCGGTTTGCCGAACCCGCCCGTGACCTGCGGCACCACGCCGATCAGCACCGGTGGCACGCGGTGCGCGGCGAGGATGTCGTCGCGCGTCACCATCTTGATGTTGAGGAACTCGTCCTTCGCGGCCGTCTCACCGACCGGGATGACCTGCACCCCCTTCTCTTTCCCGCCGGGGATGTGAAGGAACATCGACTTGAAGTTGCCGGGGCCCTTGCTCTGCAGGACCTGCTCTTCGAGCTCGTCGGCGTCGGCCGCGCTGAACGCAGCCTCGTTGATGTAGAGGATGTGCCCCGAGTGCGCGCCGTTGATGTAATAGCGACGACGGAAGATCGTCGCCGCCTCGTTGAGCAGTCCGGACTGTAGCGCCGAGAGCCAGTCGGGCAGGCCGTAAAGCTCCTGCAACAGATCGGGCTCGAGCAGATGGAACACGGTGCCGGCCGCGAACTCGACGGCCTGCTGCTGTGTGCCCGGCACCCACCAGAACGCGCCGTCGCGCCCGGCGCGCAGATAGGCGGCCGGAACGTTGACCAGGGACAACGGCCGGTTCGCCATACTGTCGAGCCGTTGAACCGCGGCGTTACCCATCGCGACGAAGTTGGTCGCGAAATTGGCGAACGTCTTTCGATCAAGCCACCGCGAGGGCTCGAAGAAGCGCGTCAGCTGATTGACCTTGTATTTGATCGCGCTCGAATGATGCGGCGACATATGGCGCGTCTTTGCGAGCGCGACGGGCGATATAGGCGGCTCGTACCACTTGCCGTTCCATCGCGCCTCCATGCGGTTGAGGAACTCGCGGCGATCGAGCACGGCCTCTGGTTCGCCGAATCGAAAGGCGCGACTGCGTGCCGGCGCCGTCGCGGTGTCGGGTGACGACGTCGCGACGATCGCGCCGCTCGGCGCGGGTGTCGCCGGAATCGCGTCGATCGTTTTTGGCTGGTCCATTTCCGTAGATCCTCATTCGGGATTTTCTCACGCCGGCCTGTTCCGGGTCGAGCGGTTCATTGTGAAGAACGTGCATGATCGCCCAGGCGAGATCCGCGTGCCCGGTGTCGCCGGCGCGGCTGGCCGTATAGGTGATCTGTTTCTGGCTGCCGGTAAGCTCGGCGCGGATTGCCATGAAGCTGTGCGCAATATCGATCGCGCCGTTGTCGAACTGGATCCGGCCGGCGCTGAACACGTTCTTCGCCTTCAGCACCATTTCGGTCTTCACGGCGACGTTGTAATCGATCCGGCGTGCCGTCGGGAATTCTGCGACTACCAGCTTCCAGGTCGCGGATCCCATGCCGGTCGTGTCGATCGCGATGTGCTCGACGTTGTACCGATCGCGCAACGCGAGGACGAACGCCGCCAGGCGCTGGAAGTCGTAACCGGTGTGCCGATACTTCTCGAGCACGCGGAACTTGCCGCCGGGAACATCGGGCGGCGCGATAACGACGACGGCTGCGGCGTCGCCGGCAGCGCTCTCCGCCGGGTCGACGCCGACCCAAACCGGGCGCTCGCCGAAGGGGCGGATCGCATATGGCTGGAAATCCTTCGCCCATTCGTCCCAGCTGTCGCACATCGCGCGCCGCATGAGGTTGAACGGGAACATCGACTGACTGTCGTCGATGAACTGGCACATATAGAGCTGGTCGAAGACGTCCGGCGCGTAGCGCTTGCGCTGCCGATCGAGGTTGATGAGGTCGCAACCCCCGGCGATCGCGTCGAGGATCGTGACGCGCTGGCGCCAGATATCGTCTGCGCCGAGCACGCCGGCGCGCAGTTCGTCATCCGTGAATTTGAAGCTGCCGCGCTCGGACTTTTCCCGGCCCTCGTTGAATTTTTCGCCGTTCCAAGTCCGGTGCGCGTCGTGCGCGACCGTCGATGGCGTCGAGAAATAGGTGATCCGGTATCGCGCCTGCGTCGCCATCGCGCTGGCGACGTCGTCGATCCGGTCGAAACCATGCACCCAGAAACATTCGTCGACGTAGACGTCGCCGTGATAACCCTGCGCCGTCCGGTAATTCGTACCGAGGAAATAGAGCTTCGGGCTTTCGTCGTTCGGTCCAGTGATCCCGGCGCCGTCGTCCCAGGTCAGATCCATCGTGATCGGATCGCCTTCCAGCTTCACGCCGGTAACCGCCATCACGAAATCAACGATGTATTGCCGGAAGATGTTCGCTTGCGCGCGGCTAGCCGAAATGAATATTTGGTTGTTGCCGGTTTCCAGCAGGCGAATGAATGCTTCGCGTGCGAAGTAGAACGTCGCACCGATCTGGCGTGACTTCAGAATGAACCGGGTGACGTTCGCCGAAGATGTAACGAGGTCTTGCCGCAACGGAACGACATTGCCAGCCGCGACGTCGACGCCGGCAAGCGGCGCGCGCCAGGCGAGCTGGTAATCGAACAGGCCGCTTTCGAAGGCGGCCTTTATCTCAGCGACCTGGTCGGCCGTCAGATGATTCTTGCGTGCCTGTTTCTTCTCGCCGGCGTTCCGGTTGGCGATCTTCGGGTTGATGTCGCCGCTATGCCCGCCGGGCTGCAGCGATCGGCGGACCCGCGCCATCCGCTCGACCTGTCGGCCGAGGAGATCAATCTCCTTATAGTCGGAGCCCGTCTTGGTCTCCTTGCACACCAGCATGCAGTAACGGGCGACCGTGCAATCCTCGGCGCGCTCGATCATCGGCGCATCGTCCCACGCGTCCCGCGTCTTCCAGGACTGGACGGTGTTCGTCTTCAGCCCGAGGCCGTGCAACTTGTTGAGCTCGTCGACCAGCTCGGTGACGCCCCACCCACGCCAGTAGAGGCTCCGCGCCAGGCGGCGCGGGTCGAGGAAGCGTTCGCCGTGCAGCGGCGCGTTCGGTTCGGGGTGACGATCTGAGCCCATCGCCGGCGACGCTAGCGGCGGAAGTTACCAGACAGAGCGGCCCTGCTGTTGTCGCGTGCGTCCTGACAACAGCCCCGCGTTGCCGAAATGCCACATCATCGCGCCTTTGTCGGCTTCAGGCGCGATCGGGTTGTCCCTCCCCCGTCCCGGTCGCGCCAAACCGATCCAAGCGAGAGCGAGCGCACTCATGCCAAAGACCAAGTCCTTCATCGTCGCCGTCGCAGGTGACACCGTCGACGGCCGCACGATCGAAGCGAGCTGGCTGACCGATATCGCCGCGACCTACAACCGCGCCACCTATGGCGCCCGCGTCAACAAGGAACACATCGTCGGTCTGTCGGGCGGCGACCCGTTCAAGATCTACGGCGACGTCCTTTCGGTATCGACCGAAGAAGTCACCCTGCAGCTCGGCGGCAAGCCGGTGAAGAAGCTGGCGCTCCGCGCCGAGATCGAGGCGAGCGACGAACTGGTGGCGATGACCGCCAACGGCCAGAAGATCTACACGTCGATCGAGGTCGCACCGAACTTCGCGAACACCGGCAAGGCGAACATCGTTGGCCTGGCGGTGACGGATACGCCGGCGTCGCTCGGCACCGACGTACTCAGCTTCGCGATCAAGCACCCTGGCGCGCTCAGCACGGGCCCGAAGCTGACCGCGGCCGGCAACGTGTTCTCGCTCGGCTATGAGACGAGCTTCGAACTGGCGGAGGGCGAGGTCGCCGCACCGCCGGCCGACAGCGCCGCGGGCATGTTCGCCGCGATCACCAGTTTCTTCAGCGGCAAGACGGCTGCGCCTGCGGTCGTGACGCCGCCCCCGCCTGCATCCGAGCCGCCCGCAAACGACAACGAGCTCAGTGCTCAGGTCACCAAGGGCTTCACCGACATGGCTGCGGCCATGATCCAGCTCGGCAAGGAATTGCGCGGCGACATGGGCAAGCTTCGCACCGACCAGGAAACGCTGCGCACGCAGGTCGAGGGCACGCCTAAGCCCGGCCAGTTCAATCGCCAGCCGTCCACGGGCGGCACGACGGGGGGTCAGCAGCGCGCCGAGTGCTGATCGCCCTCCCCGTCATCACCCGCTCCGCCTGTCCGCCCCATGAGGTCACCTTCCCATGAAGAACACCACTCGCCTTCTCTACACCTCCTACCTCACCAACATCGCCGACATTAACGGCATCGAGGACGCGACCGTCCGGTTCCAGGTCGATCCCAGCGTCGCGCAGAAGATCGAGACCAAGCAGCAGGATTCGAGCGCGTTCCTCACGGCGATCAACGTGTTCCTGGTCGATGAGATGGAGGGTGAAACCGTCGGCGTCGTTTCGAGCGGCCCGATCGCGAGCCGCACCGACACGAATTCGAAGGATCGCGTGACCCGCGACCCGACCGGCCTGGTGTCGCAGCGCTATCGCTGCGAGGAGACCGACTACAACACGCACGTCACCTGGGCGAAGCTCGACCAGTGGGCGAAGTTCGACGACTTCGAGGTCCGGATCCAGTCCGTGATCGTCAACCAGCAGGCACTCGATCGCATCCGGATCGGCTTCCGTGGCACGCATGTTGCGCTGGAAAGCGACCTCGCGACGGCGCCGAACCTCGAAGACATGAACATCGGCTGGTTGCAGGAACTGCGTCTCAAGTCGCCGAGCCAGGTTATGGGCTCGACCACCGTCAAGGGCGCGTCGGACCGGGTCGCTGGCGTTACGACCGAGCAGCCCATCGATGTCGGCTCCGGCGGTGATTATGCCAACCTGGACGCGCTGGTGTACGACGGCATCGAGCTGCTCGACCCCTGGCATCGCGAGCGGACCGACCTGATCGTGATCTGCGGCCGCAAGCTCGTTCACGACAAGTATTTCTCGGTTATCAACCAGGATCTCAAGCCCACCGAGCAGGTCGCGGCCGACGTGATCATGTCGACCAAGCGCCTGGGCGGCTTGCCAGCCGTGCGCGTGCCGTTCTTCCCGGAAGATGCCCTGCTCATCACCACGTACGATAACCTGTCGATCTACGTGCAGGAGCAGTCGCGCCGGCGTCAGATCGAAGAGAACGCGAAGCGCAAGCGGATCGAAGACTACCAGTCGTCGAATGACGACTACGTCGTCGAGGACCACGGCCTCGCCGCGCTCATCGAGAACATCAACCTCGTCGAGGCACCGGGCGCGTAATGACCCCGGCGCAACGTCATCGCGCGCGAGCGCTAGGCCAGGTCGCGGTTACCGCGGCCAACCCGGCGCCCGTGCGCGGTGGCGCTGCGGCGTCCGAGTATGAACTCTGGCGCGCAAAGCTCGGCGTCGATCTGCGTCGACTGCACGAGATCCAGTCGACCGAGGCCAAGATCGAGCTGAAGCGCGAGCTCGCGCCCGAATACAACGACTGGATCGATGGCGTCCTGGCATCCGAAGGCGGTGCAGAAGACGACATCCTCACATGGAACATGATCTGGCGGATCGATATCGGTGCGTTCGACGCGGCCATGCCGCTCGCGCGTTACGTTCTCCGCCACAACCTCACCCTGCCCGACCGCTTCGACCGGACGGCGCCAACCCTCATCTGTGAAGAAATCGCTGAGGCCGCGATCAAGCGGCTCGGGCAGGGTACCGAGGGCAACGACGAAAACGAGGAGCGCGCGGCGATCGCCGCGATGCTCCGCACTCTATCCGAGGTCGACGATCTGGTCGCACCACCGGTCGACATCTTCGACCAGGTGCGCGCGAAACTGGAAAAGGCGCAGGGCCTCGCTCTGATCCGCCAAGTCGAGCTCACGTCGCCGGATGCCGACGGCCCCGCCGGCGCACGACGCGGCGCGCAGGAACGCGCAGCGCGTCATCTGCGCCGTGCGATCGAACTCGATGATACCGTCGGCGTGAAGAAACGCCTCGAGCAACTCGAGCGCGCAATTCGAACGGCTACCGATGGTTGAGGCCCTCGCTATATCGGCCGCGCTGAAGATCGCCTTTGGCATCTGGCTTCTCATATTCGCCCTCGTGCTTCGTCACGAGGACCACGAGCTCGCCCCACGGCGCTCGGGGGGCGGAACGTCGTCGACGAGGAGCTTCGGCTTCACCCGTCGGTTGACGCTCCCCACCCCCCGCTAGCCGCGGGGCGCACCGGCCATGAGCATGGTCGCCGTTCCACCCGTCGCGACTCCCCCGGCCGTCCCCGACATCATCCCGGGCGATGCCTGGTACCCGGAGCTCTCGATCGCAGCGTTCAAGATCTCGCAACGCATGCCGGCGGTCGTAACCGACGGCCGCGCGCGTGAGGCTCTGCTCGGCGGGATCCTGTCGGCCGATGTAGAACTGAGCGAATGGCGCAGCGCGCAGGAAGACGCCGGCGTCACGAGCCTCGCGACGGCGATCGTGCGCAACCGCGCGGGGCGCCCGCTGCCGGCGATCGGCGGTGAACCGCGCGCGATCGTGCTGTGGCGTCGTGCGGTCCATGCATACGCCTCGGCCGACCTCGCCGCCACGCACCACGACATCAGCGCGACGGCCGACGGGCGTCCGCGCAACGAGGACAACGCGGACCGCGCGCCGGATCTGCTCCGCACGGCGACGCTCGCCATTCGAGACATGCTCGGCCGCGCGCGCAGTCGATCGCGCCTGCTGTGATCGTGCGTGCGCTGCAGGGCGAAGCGCTGGATGAGCTCGTCTGGCGCGCGACCGGACAAGGCATGTCCGCCCTCCCCGTTGTCCTCGCTGCGAATCCCGGCCTCGCCGCAAGTGGCGTGGCGCTGGGCGAAGGTCGCGCCGTCACCATTCCCGATCTCCCCGCCTCTTCGGTCGAGATCGACCTCATCCAGCTTTGGGACTGATCTCATGAAGGACCTCCTCCACGAATTCGGGACCTGGCTATTGGCGTTCGTCGTCAGCCTGGTCCCCGCCGGCCTCGGCTCCGTCGTCAGCCTGTTGGTCGAGACCGGCCTGACATGGGGCCAGCGTATCACGCAGGTCTGGGTCGGGATCGTCGTCAGCTATTTCGTCACGAACGCGACCAACGCAATGTTCGGTCTGCACCCGTTCGTCGCGCAGGCGATCGGCTTTCTCGTCGCGATGGTAGCCTTCAAGGGCGCCCCCGGTTTCATCGCCGGCTGCAGCGCCGTCCTCGCCGAACTGCCCGGCAAGCTCAGCGAGCGGCTGCTCGCGCTCATTCCGAAGAAGGATCCCAAGTGATGCCCGGACATGGCATGCCAGTACCCGCCCCGAAACCGAAGGTCGCCGTCAAGACGCTCGCTGGCGTCCTCGGCAGCGTCGCCGCAGCGCTGGCGCTGTTCACGATGGTCCCGGCCGAAGAGAGCGGCCGAAAGGTAGCGGCAACGGTTGCCCCGAGCGGCGCGATCGTCGTCAAGCACGTCTCCGGCAAACAGTATCTGAAGGCCTATCTCGACGCGGTCGGTGTTGCCACCGCGTGCGACGGGATCGCCACGAAGGACATCAAGCTCGGGCAGACCTACACCGAGGCGCAATGCACCACCATGCTCGAGCGCGAGCTGATCGCGCATGCCGAGGGCGTCATCAAGTGCATTCCCGGCGTCTACGGACGAACGAACCAGGCGATCGCGATCGTGTCGCTCGCCTACAACGTCGGCGTCTCGATGGTCTGCAAGTCGAGCATCGCACGGTTCTGGAACGCCGGCCAATGGCGCGCAGGCTGCGATTTCTTCCCGCGTTACCGGTTCGCCGGCGGTCGGGTCCTGCCCGGCCTGGTCGCCCGTCGCGCACGCGAGCGCGAGATCTGCCTGAAGGAGCTGCCCCGATGATCCGCAACCTCTTCGCTAAGGTGAAGGCCGAAGCGTTCTTCCTCGTCCTGCTCACCGTCGCGGCGGTCGGCTCCTGGCTGTACGTCCACTACCGCCAGGTCAGTGCCGATCGCGACGATCTGCAGCACCGCGCAGAATTGATCTGCGCCGGATCCGGCACGGACTTCGCGGCGATCGGCAAGACGCCGCGTGGCGTGCGGTGCGCGCAGACCGTGGCCGGCCTCGTGAAGTTCAAGAGCGAGAGCGATCAGCTCGCCGCGTCGACGCTCGCGCAAGCGCTCGCCGATCACGACGCGCGACAGAACAACGACAATCTGGCCGCGCGCGCTGCTGCTGAAGCAGCGAGCTCGGCCGCCCAACGAATGGAGATGGCAGATGCGCAAGCTGAACGGACGAACCTTGTCGATAGCGATTGGTTTCGCGCTGTTAACGGCGTTGCCGGCCTGCGCCCGGCACGCTGAGGCACCGCCAGCGGTCGTCTCGACGCCGATCGTCGTCAAGGTGAAGGACACGCCCCCGGCCGAGCTGCTGAAGTGCGCAGACCGCCCGGACGGCTTGCCCGAGGATCCGTCGCTAATCGCGCAGATCCCGACCAAGATCCGCGCCGGCATCATCCGCCTCGCGCGCGCCTTCGCAGGCAACGCCGATCGCGCCGACCGTTTGGTAAATTGGAGCGCACCGGGGACCTGCCCGGTCGGGAACGCAAGATGATCGACATGATACTCCTGGTCATCGCCAAGCTCCTCGCCGGATGGCTGATCGCTGATCTCCTGGGCGGTGTTCTTCATTGGCTCGAGGATCGCGTGCTGACCGAGCGAACGCCGTTCCTCGGCGCCACCGTCGTCGCGTCGAACCGTCTCCACCACCGCGAGCCGATGGCGTTCGCGGCTCGCAGCGTCGTCGCACGTAACGGCACGACGTGGCTGGCGGCCGGCGTCGTATCGCTGATGTGGCTCGCGCTATTCGGCCCGTCGCTCGTCTGGTTCTCCGCAACGATCGGCGGGGCGGTCAGCTCGAGCGTTCATTTCCTGACGCACCAGCCACGCCTCTCGAACCGCGCCATTCGGATTTTGCAGGAGATCGGCCTTGTGCAGTCCGCTGCGCATCATGCAGGCCATCACCGGCCACCGTCCAACCGACGCTATTGCCCTCTGACCAGCTGGGTAAACCCCGTAGTCGACGGTTTCGGCATCTGGCGGCTGCTCGAGCAGGCTCTGCATGCGATCGGCATACCTTTGGCAATCGACGCGTGAACAAGATTGGCCATCTTCGCGCCGCGCTGGTCGCTGCGTTACCTGAGTTCGAGGCGAATCCCGACCGGCTCGTCATCTTCGTCGACAAGGGTCGCTTGGTTTCGCGACTTACGCCGGCGCTCGGGTACGAGTGGCGATACATTGTCCGCATCGAGTTCCACAATTTCACGCGGTCGCCAGATGATATCGCCGTGCCGTTACTGCTGTGGCTTCGCGAACACCAGTTGGAACGTCTGCTAGACTTTGCGCGCGAAGATAACGCGCTCGGTTTCGCTGCCGACATCATCGACGAAACTACGTGGGATATCGTTTTCTCGTTTGAACTTACCGAAGCGGTCCAGGTTACGACGAAGCCAGGCGGCGGTTGGGATATCGTCCCCCTCGCCGAGCCCGCCCTGGCTGGCGGCGAGATCCTGCTCGATGACATCTTGTCGAGCGCTGCACTCACCACCGTATGAGTGAGCTCGAGGATCTCGCGGGCGGTACCGGCCAACAGGCACGAGAAGCGCGCCGCACCCTCAAGCGGCGATCGCAGGCGTCCGCACGTGGATCCTCGGACAGCGACGATTTCTCCCCGCTGCTCGATGCCTTCGACTCTCTCGTCCAGCGGCTAGCGCCATCCGAACGCCGCAAGTTGGGCAGCGATATCGCCACCGGTCTGCGTGCCGCTAACGCCGGGCGCATCCGGCCGAACGTAGAGCCTGATGGCGAGAGCATGGAGCCTCGCAAACGCCGCAAGAGCGGCCGGCTCCGCGCTAAACGAATCCGTGATGAGGCGAGCGTCTCTCGAACAGCGAAGCGCTCGATCCGCCAGGAAAAGATGTTCCGAGGCGCAGCTAATCCGCGGTACCTGCGCAAGGAAAGCTCGCAGGGCGAAGCACAGGTTGGCTTCGTCGGGGCGATGGCGCGCATCATGAAGGTCCACCAATACGGCGAAACGGATACGGTAACGCGCGACCCGTCATCGCCGCGCGTTACATACCCCGCGCGCGTGGTGCTTGGTATCACGCCAGATGATCGCGGCCGGATCCTCGAACAGATCAGCGCACGTATCGCACCATGATGCTCGCCGGCTGTTGTCAGGGTATTGCTGACAACAGCCGGCGATAGCCACGTGCGCGACTGCCCGCCGACATGCGGGCGTTATGGCCGCCAACACCTCAACCACCGTCGATCTTTCGCGATTGCCCGCGCCGATCGTAGTCGAACAGAAGACGTTCGAGCAGATCCTCGGTGAAATGGTCGCAAAAATGGTCGAGCTAATGCCGGCCTTCGATGCAACGATCGACAGCGATCCTGCGGTCAAAGTTCTGCAGGTGGCTGCTTACCGCGAGTTGCTTCTGCGCCAGGCGTTCCAGGACAGCGCATTGCAACTGTTTGTGGCCTACGCCAGCGGCGATCGCCTCGATCATCTCGCAGTCTTGGTCGGCGTCTCTCGACAGATCGTCACGCCCCCCAATGCGACAACAGGCGCCCCTGCCGTCTATGAAGACGACGATCGCCTGCGTCAGCGTATCGTTCTCGCGCCCGAGGGCTTCTCGGTTGCCGGCCCCGAGCTGGCCTATGTGAAGCACGCGAAGGACGCGTCGGCCGACGTTCTCGATGCCAGCGCGATCTCGCCGGCGCCGGGCGAAGTCCTGGTATCGGTCCTGTATCGTGGTGGCGACGGCACGGCTTCCCCCGAGTTAGTGGCAAAGGTCGCGGCGATTGTCACCGCGCCCGGTATCCGCCCGCTCGGCGATCACGTCACCGTCGCATCGGCTACCGTCGTTCCTTACGTCGTCAATGCCCGGCTCATTACCTTTGCCGGTCCCGATCCAGATCTAATCGTCGCGGCAGCACGCACCGCTCTTACGACATTCCTCGCAGAGAACCGCAAGCTCGGTCGAGCGATAACGCGCACCGGCCTCACGACAGCACTCAGCCCCGCCGGAGTGCATCGCGTGGATCTCGACCTCTCCGCTGACATTGTCTGCTCGATGACTCAGGTGGCGAATTGCACCCTCATCAACGTAGCGCATGGCGGTTACGCGGCGTGACGCTGCTGCCCCCTAACGCCACGCGTCTCGAACGCGCGCTAGAAGCCGCAACCGCGCGCATCGGTGACGTCACCGCACCGATCGGCACCCTGCTCGATCCGATGACGATCGATATCGACTGGCTCCCTTGGCTTGGTTGGGGGCTTTCGCTCGATAGCTGGGATGCGGACTGGTCCGAGTTGGTCAAGCGGCAGGCTGTCGCGGAATCGATCGCGTTGCATCGGATCAAAGGTACACGCCTCTCAGTTGAGACGGTGCTGCGCCGCTTCGACCAGCTCGCGCGCATCGTCGAATGGCATGAGACCGCGCCGCGCGGCACACCCCACACGTTCGAGATCATCCTGCCGATCGATGTCGGTGGTGCATTGCCCGGTGGCACGCGCACGACCGCGGCGTTCGCCGAGGCGATCATCCGCGAGATCTCGCGCGTGAAGCCGCTGCGCGAACATTTCCGCCTGGTCCAGCAATTGTCCAGCGCCGGCTCGATCGGCGTCACCGGTGCGGTGCGCGCGGTTCAGTCGCTCCGCCAGGACGTGACACTCACCACCGCCCCGGCCGCGCCCTGGGACGCGTACCTTCAGACCGAGGACGGCGAGCCGCTGGAAGACGATTTCGGTAATTTCTACGAGGACGCCGCCTGATGGCTCTGACGCTCACCTTCACCAACGCAGGCTTGGCGCGGTTCACTGCCGCGCAGCTCGGCAACGGCGCGGATCTCCGGATCTCCTCGATCGGACTCACCGACAACGTAATCGTCGTCGCACCCACCCTGACCGCACTCCCCGGCGAGTTTCGCCGCTTCCCAACGATCTCGGGCGCGCAGGTCGGCAACAACGTCGTGCATCTCGTTGTGCGCGACGATGCCGAGATCGCGTACGCGTTTCGCGCATTCGGTCTGTACCTGTCCGACGGCACGCTGTTCGCCGTGTTCGGCCAGGCCGACCGCATTTTGCAGAAGGCGACGGCGTCTACCAACCTGCTAGCGATCGACATCGCCTTTCCCGTCGCCAACGTCGCCAATGTCACCTTCGGCGATACGAATTTCCTGAACCCGCCCGCGACGACCGAAACCAAGGGCGTCGTCGAGATGGCGACCGATGCGGAAACCGTCGAGGGCACCGACCCATTGCGCGCGGTAAGTCCCAAGGGCCTCGCCGCTCGGCTGGCGACGATCCTGACGACGATCGGCGGACTGGTCGTATCGACGCGTCGCATCTCCACAACCGGCCTTGCGACCGGCGGGCGGGTGCTTGACGACGACGTCACGATCAACGTGCCGGCCGCGACCGTCGCGGAGGTCGATGCCGGCGCGATCGGCACCAAGGCGGTGACGCCGGCCAGCCTTGCAAACGTCCTCGCATCGATCCTCACGCGCGTGCCGCTCGCCCGTCGCGTGGACACCTCCGGGCTGGCGATCGGCGGCAATGCGCTCTCCACCGACATTACGATCTCGGTGCCCGCTGCGACTGCGCCTCAGCTGCTCGCCGGCACCGCCGGCAACGCTGCTGCCACCCCGGCCGCGCTCGCTGCGGCGGGCGTCGTCTACTTGGTAGAGTCGAAGTCCGATGGTGCGAGCCGGTATCGTCGGTTCTCGGACGGCAGCGTCGAGATGACAGGCGTTTCGGCGTTGCCCGGTAGCGAGGGCACCTTCACCCTCAATTTTCCGTGGGCGTTTCCGACCGCCTGCGACGGCGTGTGGTCAACGATTATCAACAGCGGTCAATCGAACGATGGCCAGTCGACCGTGCAGGAAGTCTCGCTCTCTGCCGCCAGCGCGCAGCTCTACGCGCAGAACCACAAGAGCCCGACCGCCGACGCGGCCGGCGGTTTCCGCTGGTTCGCGCGCGGTCGCTGACGTGCTGCCGCATCCCAATTCCAAGATCGAGGTTTGAACGATGGCGAAGATTTCCGCCCTACCCGTAATGACGGTATCCGATGGTACCGAGACGGTTCCGGTCGTCAAAGGTGGCCGGGCCGCGAAGGTCGCGTTCTCGGCGCTGGCACGGCTGATGGTCCCATTCCTCGCCAACTGGTACAAGGGCGACCGCGGCGATCCCGGCGGTGATGCCGGACAGGTCGCACCCTTCACCCTCGCCAAGACCATGTCGTACAAGGCCGGTATCAATCGGATGCGCACGACCGGTCGACTGGTCGACGGCGACGGCGGTGGCGCGATGTACGACCGATGGGCGGGAGGGGCGCTGCCCAGCGCTGGTCGTGACGTATGGTGGTTCACGGCAACCGGCGACAATTCCGCCTGGGTGCTTTCCCCCGACCAGCTTTTCTTCGCTTCGCAGTTCGGCGCGACCGGCGGCGACGCGATCGATGCCGGCCCGATCCTGAATGCGGCACTCAATGCGCCCATGGTACAGACGATTAATCTCGGGCCGCTCACCCATTTCTTTTCGGGCCAAATTATCAAGCCGAGCGGTAAGGCGCTGATCGGCGTGTCGCGGTCCGCCTCTTGGCTGAAGGCTATTCCCGCCTTCGTCGCGCGGCAGTGCGTCTACACGATCGACGACGTCAACGGCCGGTTCGCAGACTTCTCGCTCGACGTGCAGCGGTCCGGCCTCGGTGGCACGAACGCGCAGCGGTCCTCGGGTCTGACGATCCGCGCGCAGAATGCCGACGGGTTCGGGACGATCGTCGAGCGGGTCGATGTCTACAACGCCACCGGATACGCGCATTATGACAGCGCCGACTATGGCGGCAGTCTCGCGACGCCACGCAAGCTCCGCGGAATCGTGCGCCGCCAGTGCCGCGCCTTCAACAGCCAAGTCGGTTTCGAAAGCACCGGCGATACGTCGATCAAGACGATCGACTGCGATGTCGAGGCGTCTACCGTTACGTGGGACGGTGGTTCGCTGGTGCCGACCGAGGCCATGTACCACGAATATGGTCCGATCGCGCATGTCCACCGGATCCGATGCCGCGGATACGGCCAGGCGGGGGCCGGCGCGCTTCCCGCGGTCGTCGATCCGTTCAGCCTTCGTCGTGTCACCTATGACGAGTGCGATATCGAAGTCACCAGCGGGGTCCCCGCGCTGGTGGTGAACGGGCAAGTGATCAACGGTGTCGAGTATCGTGTTCAGAACCTTCAGATCATCAATTGCCGGTTCGTTTCCGCCAACGGTGGGGGAACAAGCCTCAATGGCACGACCGCGACGATCCGCGGCGGGACGTTCATCGGCGGAGCCAGTGCGTCGAACGGGCAAGGCAACGGTGCCGGTATCGATACGTCCACGAACTCGGTCGTCGATATCTATGCGGCCGAGGTTATCGGCAATGCGGATCCTGCCGGTGGCGGTGCAGCCTATGGCGTAAACGCTCAGGGCAACGCGGTCGTGCGACTGCATGGCGGCAGGGTAACTGCGACCGGCCCTGCGAACCTTGCAATCACCCTTGGTGGCACGATCACTGTCGTCAGCCCCGCCGTGCTGACGCCCCAGCCGTCCGGCTCGTCCGCAACTCCGGTGGAAAAGGCGGATTACGCTACGTCCTACGTCCCCGCGCGCAAGAACTCTGAGCCGACCGTTGAACGGTATGTGCCGCTGACCGAGATCGCCACGAGGGATGGCAACAACCGCTTCATCCTTGGTTTATCGATCGCAAGCGGCATCACGTTCGCAACGGCGCTTTGCCCGGTCAACGTCCTGGGGTCAGGACGCTCCTTCCTGGTCGCCAACAGCAACGGCAACAATTACCTCGAGATGGGCGGACAGGGCAGCGGAACCGCGTACTTCCGAGCCTACGAAGGCAACATGCAGGTCGGCAACGCCTTCGCCGGCAGCCTCCACTTGTGCACCGGCGCGGTCAATCGGTGGACTGTTACGTCGGCTGGGCATCTCAATCCGTTCGTCGATAACGTCTACAGCGTCGGGACCGCAGCGTTGCGCGCATCTGTCATCTATGCCGGCACCAGTTTGATCAACACGTCTGACGAGCGCGAGAAGACGTGGCGCGGCGCGATGACCGATGCCGAGCGTCTGGCAGCTAAGGCAATCGTCGCCGAACTTGGCTTCTACCAATGGAATGAATCAATCATCGAGAAGGGTGAGCATGACGCGCGGTTCCACTTCGGCGCGCGGGCGCAGCGCGTGTGGTCGATCATGGCGGAACACGGCCTCGTCGACCCGCTCGATCGGGACGGACGCCCTGGCACCACGCCATACGCCTTCCTTTGCCATGACCAGTGGGACGACGAATACGAAGACGTGATGACCGAGCGTTTCGGGCCGCCCCAGGCTGATCAGGCGATGGAGTATGTGAAGACCGGAGAGCGCCTCGTCCTCGCTGCCGGCGACCGCTTCGGCCTGCGCGAGGGACAGATGACGCTGTTTCTCCTCGGTGCACTCCTCGGATGAGATAGGCGAGGTCGTTCGATCAACCACAAGAGCAACGTGCAGCTCATCGGCGCCTGTTTGTAGTGCTGTTGTCGCGATGATCGCGACAACAGCCGTACGTGGCAGCGATTGAATACCCGCGCCAGCGTACTCGTGACATGCGCGATGATGACCTCCCTGCCGGCCTCGGCGAGCTAACCTACGGACAAATTGCGTCTGTGGATCTGTCGACTGGTCGCGTCACCGTGACGATCGGCGATGTGGAAACGCAGCCGATCCGGTGGTTCACCGGCGGATCAAGCGGTACCCGCCTCTGGTCTCGCCCGAAAGTTGGCGAACAGGTGATGCTCGTCGCGCCCTCTGGCGATATTGCCGGCGCCATCGCAATGCGCGGCCTTGACTGCGACGCCTTCCCGCCGATCGGCGACACCACGCGCGAACTCGTCCAGTTCGAAGATGGTGCGGTCATCGCTTACGATCCCGCTTCGCACAAGCTCGAGGCCGTCCTACCTGGTGGCGCGACCGTTTCGATTATCGCCCCGGGCGGCGTGCGGCTCGATGCCGACGTCCGCATCAGCGGCGATCTGCTGGTTGATGGCAAGATCGAGTCCACTGGCGACGTCAAGGCCGGCAACGTCAGCCTGCAGCAGCACAAGCATCTTGGCGTGCAGCCGGGCGGCGGGATCTCGGGAGCGCCGCAGTGAGGGTGAAGGTCGCAGATAGCTGGCATGGCGTCGACACCACTCGAGCGATCATGATCGAGCTATCCGACGCGGACCGTCGCAACATCGCCAACATGGTTCCCGGCGCCCGCTTTTATGCGTGCTTCGACGACAAGGATGCCCGCACCACTGACGAAAAGCTGGCCTGGATGAGAGGTCAATGATCGGCATGGACGCCAACACCGGCAAGCCGCTCGAAGGCGACGCGCACCTAGAACAGTCGATCGGAGACCTTCTGTCGACTCCGATCGGCACTAGGTGTGGCCGACGGGATTACGGATCCGCACTGTTCGAATTGATCGACGCACCGCTAACCGCTCTGGTCCGCCTGCGCGCGTTCGCAGCCACGGCCGTCGCGCTCGCACGGTGGGAACCGCGTATTCGCCTGACCCGCGTAGGCCTCGTTGCCCCCGCCGGCGGCGCCACTGGGACTGCGACGCTCTCGATCGAGGGTGAGCGAACCGACAGTGCCAACCCGACCAGTCTCGTCAAACTCACCGTTCCCCTTCGCCTCGCAACCGCCTGAGGATCCTCATGACCTTTTTCCACGGCCTTCAGTTCACTGAATCAGTCACCGGCGTTCGCCCGCTGCTCGAGAAGTCCACTGCCATCATCGGCCTCGTCGCCACCGCAATCGCTGCGGTAGGTGCGCCTACCGCAGCACTCGACGCCGCCTTCCCGGTCAACCGTCCGGTGTTGATCACGGATATTCGCGCGGCGATCGCCGCGGCCGGCACCGGTGGCACGCTGGCGCCAGCGCTGAACGCGATCGCCGACCAGGGTACGCCTGTCGTGATCGTCGTTCGCGTTGCGGCCGGCGCCGACGCTGCAACGACGACGGCAAACATTATCGGCGGTTTGGTCGACGGCAAGTACACCGGCATGCAGGCGCTGCTCGCAGCGGAGGCTCAGGTCGGTGTCCGTCCGCGTATCATCGGTGCGCCCGGGCTCGACTCGCAGGCTGTAGTCGCGGCGCTGATCCCGGTCGCCAAGTCGCTGCGTGGTTTCATCTATGCGTCGTGCCGCGGTATCACGACGGTCGGCGCCGCGATCGCCTACCGTGAGGAATTCTCTGCACGCGAGCTCATGCTGATCTGGCCGGACGCGACCGCTTGGGACGGCCAAGCCGTCGCGATCGCGCTCGGCCTCCGCGCTATGATCGATGAAGAGACCGGCTGGCACAAGTCGCTGTCGAACGTCGCGATCGCCGGCGTCACCGGCCTCTCGAAGGATGTTCATTTCGATATCCGAGATCCATCGACCGATGCCGGCCTGCTCAACCAGGCGCCGGTGACGACGATCGTTCGGATGAACGGCTATCGCTTCTGGGGTAATCGCACGTGCTCCGACGAGCCGGCGTTCGCTTTCGAGCCGGTAAAGCGTGCTGCTCAGGCGCTGCAGGATCTGCTCGCCGATGTCGAAGCGCCTTTCATCGATCAGCCGATCACCGTCGCGCTGGTGCGCGACTTGGTCGAGGCCGGCAACGCGCTCACTCGCCGCCTGGTCGGCGAGGGGCGCCTCGTCGGCGCCAAGGTTTCGTTCGATGGCACCGCCAACCCGGCAGAGATGCTCGCTGCCGGCAAGCTGGTGCTCGATGCCGATTACACGGCGCCGGCGCCGCTCGAGGGCCTGACGACCAACCTTCGCGTCACCAGCGCCTATTACGAGAACTTCGGCGAAGCCCTGAACAGCTAACCGGCCACCTGCCCGGCCGGCCGCTCGATCGTCGTTTGCTACCAGTCTTCCCCGTCAAAGGATCCTCACCGATGGGCCTCCCCTTCAAGCTCAAGAATCACAACGTGTTCGCCAACGGCAAAAGCTGGGTCGGTCTCGTGCCCGAAATCCAGTTGCCCAAGCTCGCCAAGAAGGTTGAGCAGTACCGCGGCGGTGGCATGCTCGGCGAACTCGACGTCGAGATGGGTCTCGAGAAGCTCGAAGCCGAGATCAAGCTCGGCGGTCTCGTCCGCCAGTCGCTCAGCATGTTCGGCGCGATTGGCATCGAGGGCGTGATGCTGCGCTTCGTCGGCGCCTACCAGGCAGACGATACGGGCGGCGTGATGGCCTCGGAAATGGTGATGGGTGGCATGTTCACCGAGATCGATCCGGGCAGCGCGAAGGTCGGCGACAATACCGAGATGCCGATCAAGGCGACCCTGAACTACCTGAAATGGTCGATCAACGGTCGCACCGATGTCGAGATCGACATGCTCCGCTGCGTGTGGATCCAGAACGGCATCGACCGGATGGCCGCCATCCGCGCCGCGATTCAGGCCTGACGTCCCGGGCCCGCGCGGACCCCGCCTAAATCCTGATACGAACACCGGAGCCTCCCATGACCGACACGTCGCAACCTCTGATCGTGATCCTCGAGACGCCACTGACCCGCGGCGACATGACGATCGCCCAGCTCGAGATCCGTGACATCTTCGGCCGCGACTGCGCGGGCCTCTCGCTAGCGAAGATGTCCGTCAGTAATTACGACGAGTTCCGCGCGCTGCTCCCGCGCGTCTGCGATCTGCTCGAGCATGAGATCGACCTGCTCGCAAGCGACGACCTGGTCGACATCATCACCGACATGGGTGAGCTCGCGCAGATCGACGACGACGGCGTCGAGGGCATCATGCTGCGCAAGCCGCTCGGCGGTGATCTGCGCAACGTGTCCGTCGCCCGACTGCAGCACCTCTATTACGAGGAACTGCGCGCCGTCGTGCCGCGGATCTCGACACCCCGCCTGTCGGAGGAGGCGATCGACGAACTGCCCCTGGCGAAACTGATGGGGCTGGCAGCAAAGGTGTCGGATTTTTTGCTGAGTGCTCGCCGGAGAGCGGAGTTCCGGATCGAGTAGAAGACTGGATGGCGAACATAAACGCCATCCTCGCTGGCGTCGGCCTTACCGACATGGACCGAATGACCCTGATCGAGCTCGGCGAATGGCACGAGCGCGCGCTCGCTCGCGCCCCCAAACAGGAATAGCCCGTGGATCGCACCCTATCCCTGCTCGTAAAATTCACCGGCATGGATCGGCTCAGCGGTCCACTGCGCGCTATGACGGGAGGCGCAAAGCGCGCCGCGCATGAGATGCTCGCCACGAAGAAAGAGATCGTCGGGCTCGAGCGCCAGGCCGCTAAGGTCGATGGTCTGAAGGCGCTCGGCGTCCAGGCCGGCAAGACGTACAACGAACTCGACGAGGCACGCCGCAAGGTTCGCAACCTCAACCTTGCGATCCAGCAGGGTGACGGTCCGATCGGAACGCTGAAGCGCCAGCTCACTCAAGCTGAGAGCAAAGTCACTCGCCTGTCGGCCGCGAGCGTGAAGCAAACCGAACGCCTCTCCAAGATGCGCCACGAGGCGAAGGAAGCCGGGGTCGACATCGCGCACCTCGCGCGCGAGGAAACCCGGCTGACGACGTCTCTCGCTGCCGCCAATCGAAAGATGGAGGAGCAGGAGAAACGCAGCGAGGCGATCGCCAAGCGCCGGCAGAGCATAGCACGCGCGGGCGAGTTCGGTGGCAAGATGCAGGGCCGCGGCGCCGCACTGCTGGCGGCGGGCGCCGCAACCGGCGTCGGTGTCGCATCCGTCGCCCGGCCGGCGATCGCGTTTCAGTCGAGCATGGCCGACGTCCGTAAGGTCGTCTCCGGTACGCCAGCGGAAGTGAAGAAGCTCGAGAACAACATCCTCGATCTCAGCCGGAACATGCCGCTTGCGGCCGATGGAATCGCGGCGATCGTCGCGGCCGGCGCCCAGGCCGGCGTCGCGCGCAAGGATCTGATCGGTTTCGCCAGCGACGCGACCAAGATGGGCATCGCGTTCGACCTGTCGGCCGACGAAGCCGGAACGACGATGGCCGCTTGGCGCAATGCGTTTGGCATGAACCGCGGCCAGATCAGGAATCTCGCCGACCAGGTCAATTACCTTGGCAACACTGCCGGCGCGAAGTCGTCGGTCATCACCGATATTGTCACGCGCATCGGTCCGCTCGGCGCGGTCGGCGGGCTTGCGGCCGGTCAGATCGCCGCGATGGGCGCGACGCTCGCCGGCATGGGGATCGAGAGCGAGATTGCCGCGACCGGCATCAAGAACACGATGCTCGCCCTGACCAAGGGCACCGCGGCGACGAAGGGGCAGCGCCAAGCGTTCAAGACACTCGGCTTGGAGAGCACCGCCGTCGCAAAGCGTATGCAGAAAGACGCGGCCGGTACCATCATGGATGTGATGAAACGGATTGGCGGCCTGTCGAAAGACAAGCAGGCCGGGCTGATGACCGAACTGTTCGGATCCGAATCAATTGCCGCGATCGCCCCTATGCTGACGCAGCTGCCGACCCTGTCGAAGAACTTCGACCGGGTTGGCAACCGTTCGACTTATGCGGGGTCGATGCAGTCGGAATATAACGGCGTTGCGGCAACGACCGCCAACCGCATTCTCGTCATGAACAATCGGATCGATGCGCTGAAGATCCGCTTCGGCGATCGCCTGCTGCCAACGATCGAGCGCGGCGCCGGCGCGATCGGTGATCTCGCCGACCGCATGTCTGCCTGGTCGCAACGCAATCCGGAACTGTCGGCCGGTCTCGGAAAGCTCGCGATCGTGTTAACGATCGGCGCGACCGCGCTCGGGATTATCGGGATCGCCGTCGGTGGCGTTCTACCCTGGTTGGTGCGCGGCGCCGGCGTCTTCATGCGCCTGGGCGGTGCGATCGGCTGGGCTGTCCGGATCTTCTGGGCCCTTGCTGGCGTGATCGGCGCGACGATCGGCCTGCCCGCGATTGCGGTCGCAGCGATCGCCGTGGGCCTCGGCCTTGCAGGGCTCGCGCTCTACAATCACTGGGAGAAGATCAAAGGGTTCTTCAAAAAGATGCCGACGTGGTTCGCCTCGATCGGCCGCCTGATGATGAACGGCCTGCTACTCGGTTTGAAGACGATGTTCCCGAACCTCTACGCCTTCGCCTCGTCAGTCATGGGAATGTTTCGCCTCGGCGGAGGCGCGGCACCTGTGGTACCGGCGGGTGGTCGTGGCGGTGGCGGATTGCCGCCTGTACGGCCAGTCGTCCCCGCCCGCGCTGGCGGAGGTGGCCGCGGGACCACGCACAACACCTATCACGTCAAGGTCGAGGGCGGTGGCAAGCCCGAGCAGCAGGCGTCCGAATTCATGGCAGCGGTCAAGCGTGAACAGGAACGCAAGGATCGCTCGAGCTTACGGGATAATGATTGATGCTGGCGTCCCTCGGGCTATTCGTCTTCGACCTCGCGAGCTTTCCGTTCGCCGAAATGTCGCACCGCACCGATTGGCGCCAGGCCAAGACGGAACGGATCGGCGCGCGCGCCGCCAGCCAGTATCTCGGCCCCGGCGACGAGAGCGTCAGCCTCGCCGGCGCGATCGTTCCCGAGGTCGCCGGCAGTTACGGCGCGATCGCTACGCTGAAGAAGATGGCCGACCAGGGCGAAGCATGGCCGCTGGTCGACGGCTCGGGCACGGTTTGGGGTAACTTTCGGGTCGTCGGCATGGACGCGCGACGTCGTCACATGTTGGTCGACGGGACGCCGCGCCTGGTGGACTTCACTCTCGATCTCGATCGGGTCGACTGATGGTCGACGCGAATTATGCCGGCGATCGTCGTGCCAACATACCCGACTTCCGCCTGTCGATTGGCGACGTGGATCTCGCGGGCGGCGTCTTCGCCGAGCTGCGCGACCTCGTCGACATCACGGCCAGGATTCGGCCCCGGCTAATCGGTCTGGCATTGACGGAGAAGCGCGGCGGTGAAGCCGACCAGCTCGACGTCACGCTCGACGACAGCGACGGGAAGCTCGATCTGCCCCGCAAGGGTCAGGTCGTGAAGCTGCAGCTCGGATGGCTGCAGGGCGGCGACGTGAAGGTCGGCCTGGTCGACAAGGGCGCGTTCACCGTTGACGAGGTCGAATGGAGCCAGGCGCCCGCCCAAATCCGCCTGACAGCGCGTTCGGCGGACCTCACGGCAGGCTTCCGCGTCCGCCGCGAGAAGAGCCACCGCGATACGACGCTCGGCGCGATCGCGCGCAAGGTCGCCACTGCGCACGGGTACCAGGCGCGCGTCGCGCCCGAGCTCGAGAACGTCGCGGTGCCGGCGCTGGTCCAGCACGGCCAGAGCGATATGGCGTTGTTGCATCGCCTCGGCCGCGAGCACGACGCGGTCGCGCAGATCAAGGATCGCCGCCTAATTCTTTCGCCGGTCGGCCGCGGGGTATCGCCGAGCGGCCGCGCGCTGCCGGCGCTGACGATCGCGGCTACTGATGGCAGCGGCGGGCGCTACCGCGAAGTCGATCGCACGGCCGACGCCGGAGTCGAGGCGCGCTGGCACGATTCGGACAGCGCGACGCGCAAGACCGTAGGCGTCGGTACCGGCAAGGGTACGCCACACCGCCTCCGCAAAATCTACCATTCGGAGGCGGACGCGCGAACTGCGGCGAACGCTGCCCACGCGAAGGCGAAACGCGCCGCGGCCGAGTTTGACTTCACGCTCGGCTATGGTCGTCCGGATCTCTACCCGGAACGGCCGGTGACGTTGACCGGCTTCAAGCCGACGATCGTCGGTCAGAAATGGGTTATCGCCGAACTGTCGCACAACCTCGACGGTCAGGGCGGATTGGGCACATCAATGAAACTCGAGACCCTCGCCAAAGTCAGTTTCGCAAAAGCCTCTTTTGTTCCGTCGGTCTATCGCAAAAATTAAACGATCTGTTATATTCGGTGACGGGGAGGCATCCTTCGGGGGGCCATACATTGAATCAGACTTCGAACGCCGCGTATTCCGGCAAGCGTATCACCATCGGTTGCCCACATTGTCAGTCCGTTCTGAAGGTGCGGAGCAGCAGGCAGACCGATCCGATCGTTCGCCAGGTCACGCTTGCTTGCCAGAACGACAACTGCTGCGCGACTTTCGGCGCGGACCTGACGTTGACGCATGTCATATCGGCAGGCGCGCAGCCCAACCCGGCGGTTTTATTGCGAACGACACCGCCGCGGCGTCGGCCGGCGAATGACGACATGCCGCCATGTGGCGATGCACCGGGTTCGGTAGATCATCCGCCTGCCAATGACGACGGCGCATTACCAACAAGCGACGCCGTATCGGGCTCGCCCCTATCGTAAAGCAGGCATCAAGCTTGCCGCAGCGGTCGAGTTCGCACGCCGCGGCAAGGGGTACCGCTTTATGCGCGGCCTTCCTCGTAGGCGCCTAGCGACCAGCCGATTATTCCAGATCGCTGGATCCGCATCAGCGAGCTATTGTCGGGCATGCCCGGCTGGCCGGGAATGTACGTCCGACCAAACATGTGGACATAGCCATAGTTCGGCGCCGGCGCTGCGTCGTCTGGTTCGACTATCCCGGCGAGTACGGTTTCAAAGATCGGCGCCAGGGCGTTTCCTGCCCCGCCGTTAAACTTGATATTCTGCTCCAGGTAAGCGCGCAGAGACAAGATCCTGCCGCTGAACACGAGACCTTGCGTGTAAAACGTTATTGCTGGCGAGACCCCTTGGTGGGCCAAATGAACCATTACGTTGAGTAGCGGATCGCCGCTGTAATCGGGGGCATCTTCAGCGCTGATTGGTTCGTTGGTGTCAGTCTCGATCGTCATGTTCGTTTCCCTTGTCGGTTCGCGCCCGGACTGGCTTACTTGATGTCGCATTCGCTCAGCATCGGCGTGCCGATCACTTCGCTCACCTTCGCACAAAGCAGGGTTATCGATTGCCCCTTGCTCAGTCCGGTAGCCTGCGGCTCCGATGCCTCTGTTAGCGTTGCCTGCGCATTCATGAACTCGTTGGACGTACGCAGCAGCACATGCGGCTCGTTGGTAACGCCGAGATCCACGCCGGCAACGGTACCGGTTACGAGCAACGGCTTGTCGCCATACGTCTGCTGCGCGGCCGCTTCGTTCGCATCATATGCCGCGAACAACTGCTGCGCCGTCACCGCGACCGGCTGCACGGTCGCCGCGGTTTCAGCCGACGTCGAGCTGTCCGCGCCCTTGCCGCCGGCGATCATCCCGATCAGCGCCAGCACGATCAAGGCCAGCACGAGGATCCCGCAGCCCTTTGCGGCGCCCGATTTCTTCTTCTCCGGCGCGATCGTTGGTGCATCGGCCGGTGTGCCCTTCAGCACGGCTGCCTTCTGAACCTGAAACTCATCTTCGCTCAGCACGCCCTGGTCGCGCAATTGCGCGAGGCGCGCGAGTTCTTCCGATACGTTAGCCATCAAATCCCCCTGAGTTAATTTCGTTCTGGCGAGAGCACCGCCCTCGCCGCCTGGTTGCGTTCAAACCCTGCCCGCTTGCCGATCGAGATACGTCAACATCAGGGAACGCCCGCGCTCGGCCAAAGCGATCTTCTTCGGATCGCACCGCGTCACGAGCTCGCGCGACATCAGCCAGTCGAGGTACGTGGCCGCGATCGGCGCCGGGGCCGATGCAGATGCCGCGAGATCCTCGGCCGACATCTCGCCGCGCGCTGTCAGCGCAAGCATCATATCCCAACCTGGTTCGCCGAACCCTTCTCGATCGAAACCGAAGACCTCGTCGCGAAGGCGGCGAGCGTCATAGAGCTGCGAAGACGCAGCGGTGTGGGCCGGCGTCAGTACCTTCGTCGTTTTCATCGGTTCTACCATCTGAGCGGCGACCAGGGCCGCGGCGCTATGCCTTCGAGACGGGTGCGTCGGATGTAGTGATAGGTCCCCAAGGCGAGCACAGCGCACATTGGATAGGCGACCTGCCCAATCATCCTCGAATAGACGATTGGGACCAGTGACGGATCGACCATCCGCGCGCCGTGCACACCGATCGCGAGCAGCTCGAGCGCTGCCATCCAGTACGGCCAGAACCGGTTTGCGCGCGCCGCGACCACCAACAACCCGCCGAACAGCAGAATGTCGATGGTGAAATGCGGCAAACTGAGACCGCGAAATGCGTTTGCCGGTATGCCGATCGCCAGACTAGTGATCGCCGCCACGATCAACATCCAGCCGACCATCCGCTCCGGAGCGCCGCCTCGCCGTATGGCGAACCAGGACACTGCGAGCTGCAGCAATTCGAAGAGGATGATCCGCAGCATTGGCCTACCTGGTTCGCCCTGTATTAAATTGCTCTACGCGACTTGCTTCAGCTGCACGTCCACGGCCTGGGCGGGATCCGTCGTCTCGCCGTATGAAAGCGGATCGATCCCCGCAACCGGAGCGAGCGTCCGCGCCAACCGGTGACCGGCCGCGGCCGATCCGATCGCCGTCCCGACTTGCATCTGCGCCTCATCGAAACGGGCGAACATCGCGTGGCCGGTGATCGCCGTCAGTCCTGTCTCAGTCTGGATCCGGCGAAGATCGAGGGCGAGCTCGAGGCCTGCGACATGCGCCGCGCGCAGCAGGTCCTCGTACCGGTGAAGGCGCTCGGCGATCGTCGCGCTAGCGGGCTGGCCGCTGGTCGCTGCGGACGATGTCGCTGATGGTGTGAACGGCTGTAACGATCGATCCGAAGCCGACTGCGAGGCCGATTGCGAGGATAAGGATCCACGCGAGACGAGCTGTGATACTTGCGTCATTGTCCGCATCCCTGTTGGCTGGCGCAAGCGGTCCCAGGAAGTGGGCAGCCCGGCCAGCTGGGTCGGATGGTCGCTCGGGCGGCGTTGTGCTTTCTACCCCCGTCAAGTCGCCCCCTGATTCTGCACGGGGTGATCCGCCGAACGCCATTCGAGCGGCATCGCGGCGATCGCGGGCGCCGAGCTGCTCGACGGCCTCGGAGATGTAGCCGTCGACCGTCGTCTTGCTGATGCCGAGCTCGGCCGCGATTTCCTTCGATGTCGCCTGTTTTTCCCAGACGAGTTTCAGGCAGGCGCGTTGCCGCGGCGTGAGCTTTTCCATCGCCGCGCCTATGCCCGCAGCGCGGCGGTCGAGGCGACGACGGAAAGATCAGCTTTGAACATAGTTAACGGCACGTTTTGCTTGCGATAGGTTAGGCTCACTGCAGTGATTGCCCCCATGTACAAAGCGAACGCCGGCTGCATCGACAGTTGCCCCCGATGCGAGATCGCTTGCTCGGTCACCGTATCGGTTCGGGATGCGGCATGGCGCGAGCTTCGTCGACATCTGCTCGTTCCGGGTGGTCCGGCGTCACCGGATCGGGCAGCAGATCTCGCAGCTGCGACAGCCCGATGGGAAGTCGCTGTGCGAGCAGCAGAGCTTGCTCGTCCCGGGAGGCCTTCGGATCAATCCCCGCGAGGAGGCCTATGAACATCCTCGCCAGGGCGCGCTCCGGGGGAAGATTGACCGACATCAGGATCATCGGCGGCGCCGCGGGTTGCGGCGGCGGTGCGTTCAAATCCGGATCGTCGGTCTCGCCCGAAAGGTATGCGGGCGTAGTTCGCAACTCTCGAGCTATCAGGTGTAGTTTGGTAGATCCCTTTTTGGCCGTGTGCAGCAGCTTGTAGATTGTCGGCTGCGCTACCCCGACCCGGCGTGCCAGCTCGGACTGAGACAGGCCCACTTCGACCATGCGCTCGCGCACTCTTTCGCTGACAATCATAACGATGAAAGTATAGCTTCAGGTATTGACGGCCATACACGTCTAGGTCTAGCTAGAGTCATACCTAAAGCTATAGGTACGAATCAGAGGTTAGACGACGATGCCACAGCCGATCCCCAGCTCCTCGCACGACGCTTTGCGTCGCGCGGTCGAGTGTGTGGGTTCGCAGGCGGCTCTCGCTCGGCTTCTGGGAATCGCGCAGCCATCGGTTTGGAAATGGTTGTCGAAGGGCAAACCCCTGCCCGCCGAGTACGTCCTGACCGTTGAAGCCGAGACTGGCATCCCTAAGGAGCAACTTCGGCCTGACCTGTATCGTCTCGTTACCGAGGACCCCGTTGTCATTGAGAGCAAGGGGACGCTGCGGTGATTGCAAAGATCTTTCTTCCCCCCCTCGATCGTCGTCCCGGCGTCGAGCGTCGACGGCAGCTATCGTCTCCCTGGCTGTCGTCGGCGTCATCAATTCTGTTCGGGTGTCGGCAGGCCATCCGGATCCGTGCCTCCTGGCCGGGAGCACGCTTCGCGCCGGCCCTGCGCCGGTCGCCTGCCACTGTCTTTGATCGATCCCCGTCGGCGTCCTCATCGTTTTGCTTCTGCACTGGGCACGCGATCAGCGCATCGGGAATAGAAATTGAGGTTTCCCGCTGTGGCTGACCTTATCCCAGTCGACGAGCGCCGCCTCGCAGAGGCTACCAAGCGCGCGATCCAGGCAGCCGGTGGCGGCAAGGTTTGCGAGGCCGAGACCGGCCTCTCAGACACCCGCTTCTCCTGCTATTCGTCGAAGTTCGATCGCGCCAGCATCACCATTCGTGACGCCGTCCGGATCGATGCCATCGGCGCCAGGGAAGATGGCCATCCGCACATTCTGAGCACGATGGCGAGTATTCTCGGCGCGGTAGTCATCATGCTGCCGGAGCATGAGGGCGGCGAGCTTTGCCTGCGGACCGGCGTGATGGCGCTCAGCATCGAGGTCGGCGACGTCTCGCGCGCAATTTCGGATGCGCTCGCCGGCACCGGTGAAGAAGGCAGCAAAGTCACGCGCCGCGAGGCCGAGGCCACGCTTGAGCACATCGCCGACCTGGAGCGAGCGACCGCAAAGCTTCGGTACCAGCTCGAACGCATCGGCGCTCCCACGGAAGCACCGCCCTGAACTGAACGCAGCGGGTAGCCCCGCCCCTCGCAAACACCAGCCCACTTGATCCGATCGCACGTGCTTTCGGAAACTCCGCCGCCTTGTCTGGAAAGGTTCGCCATGATCAATTTCGCGTTACCGATCGACCAAAGTCGCTTCGCGACACCGGTCGCATCGCCGCTCAGCCCCGCCAGCTACCTGCAGCTTCGCCGCAAGGCCGCGGGCCTGTCGGTCGACGAGGTTGCCCGGCGGATCTCGACGACCAACCAGTCCGAGGTCAGGGCGCTGGTCTGCCTGCTAGAAACGCAGGGAAGCTCGGCAAAATATCGCGAGACGATCGACGGGTTTGCCGACGCCTTCCCGATCGATGCCGACGTCTACATGCAGCTGCGCGACACGCCCGCGGATCAGCATCCCCGCATTTGCCGCGGCTGCGGCTGCAGCGAATACGATCCGTGCGTCTCGGCTGACGGGGCGCAGAGCTGCGCCTGGCAGGGCGTCAACACCTGCACCCGCTGCGTCGGCGAGCCGACCGTTCCGGTGCAGCAGTGATGCCGCACATTCTCCACGGCGTCGCGATTGGCCTGTTCATTTCCGCAGGCGCCACCTCGATTGGCACAATCGCCGCCTCGATCTGCCCGCAATGGGCTCGCATCGTCAGCCTCGCGCTGGGCAATGTCGAGCCAGCTTTCACGCCGTTCGATCAGTCGACCGATCGTTGACCGATGTTCGCCAATCTCGGCGTTTTCGGGCGCGGGCCCGACTGCTGTCCATCGTCATCGTGGTGGCTGTCCCATGGGCGCTGATCGTAACCTGGTGGAACCAGTGACATGGCGGACGTCGCAGTCTGTTGTGGCGATCGTGCCCTTTTTGAGGGGCTCGGCCGCACCGGCAAGCAGTGCGACGTCCTCGTCGTGCGCAAGGTTTTTGCCGCAGTTCGTTTCGATGACGGACTGGCCGTCCTTTGCCTCGCAAATGACCTGCACCCCGTCAAACGCCGCCCCCCGCCGATGTTCTGACGCACGCCGCATCGTCACCCAAGCACGCAGGAAATCATGAACATGAGCAAGCCAGAAGCCACCGAAGAACGCCAGCACGGCATGGGCGGCGGCGCCGTGGCGGCCGACGAGCTCCGCCTTCTGATTGAGCGCGCAGAGCGTCTCGAGGAAGAAAAGCGCGGCATCACCGACGACATCAAGGACGTGATGGCTGAGGCTAAGGGGCGTGGATACGACCCGAAGGCTATCCGCAAGATCCTGACGATCCGCAAAAAGAAGAAAGAGGAATACCAGGAAGAGGAAGCGATCCTGGAAGTCTATCTCCAAGCGCTGGGGATGATCTGATGGCGAGCGTCACGATCGAGCCACAGCGCGGCGAAATGCCGATCCTGCAGTTCTGCACCCCGGCCCAGCTTCGGGTCGATCCGACCTATCAGCGCCCGACCGACGCCCAGGCAAGTCGCACGCTGATCAACCGGATCACCCGGCACTGGGACTGGCGGCTCTATCAGCCGCTCGTCGTTGCACGCCGAGCCGATGGCGGTCTCTACGTGGTCGACGGTCAGCATCGTCTCGAGGCTGCGCGGCAGCGGTCCGACATTCCTCAGTTGCCGTGCGTCGTCACCAGTTACGACGGCGCTCAGGACGAGGCGGCGGCATTCGTGTCGCTCAACCAGCAGCGCAAGCCGTTGTCGAAGATGAACCTGTTCCGGGCGGCGATCGCCGCTGGCGATGCGGACGCGATCGCGATCGAGGCCCTGGTCGAACTGGTCGGCCTGCGCATTACCGGCGCGGCCGATGTGCGGACGTGGAAGCCGGGCTGGATCAACAACGTCGCGGCGATCCAGCAATGCTACCGCCAGCATGGCGAGGCCGTCACCCGGGTATCGCTCGAGGCGCTCGCCAAGGGCTTTCCCCTGGCTGTCCTGCGGAACTGCAACACCATGTTCGGCGCGATCGTGCCGCTCGTCGCGCAGCAGGGGGCGGCGCTGTCCGCCTTCCTCCTGCACGAGATCCTGCGCGATGCTGATCAGGAAACGTGGATGTCCCGGTTCCGGGATCTCGCAACCGCGCGATCGATCAGCGTGACGTTCGCCGCCAAGCAGCTGCTGGGTGAGTCCTACGCCGAGGCGGCTGCGGAGTGAACGCGGTGCCGGAGATCTGCACCTGCGCGACGTGCCGCGTACTGGATCGCCGGCACCCGGCCGAAGGCGTGCAGCTGCGCTTGATCACGAACGAGAATCCTGACGGGCCGGCATCGATGCCGGCCCGTCATTCGCATTCCGAAGCACCCGCGGTTGCCCCCGCGGATGTGAGCGAACCCTGCCGCCCCCATCGGAAACACGCTCGCGGCACCAAGACACTGGCAACCGGAGACACCCGACCATGAACGAGATGACCACGATTTTAAAGAGCCCTGCCCCCCGCTCGCGCAAGCGTTTGACGGGCAAAGAGGCTGTCGCGGAAACGCGTGAGGCGCTGGCGACCATCACGTCGACGATCGCGCCGTCGGTGCCCGAGTTGATCCCGCTCGGTCGGCTCCGTCGCGCGCCCGAAAACATCCGGCGGATCCGCATGGCCGAAGACGTCGACGTCATGGCGGACGACATCGCCGGGCACGGCCTGCTGCAGTCGCTGATCGGTTACGCCGGCCAGTGGCCCGACGACGCGCACCTGGTCTACATTGTCGGCGGCGGTCGCCGCCTGCAGGGCTTGAACCGGCTCCAGGAGCGCGAGCTGCTCGACGACACGTTCACCGTCCCGGTGCTGATCCGCGATCAGTCCGACGCGATCGAACTGTCGCTTGCCGAGAACCTGCAGCAGCGGACCATGTCGGCCGTCGACGAAGTCTTCGGTTTCAAGGCGCTCATGGACCGGGGCACCAATTCGCCCGAGGGCCTGGCCAAGCGTTTCGGTTTCTCGGAGCGCGTCGTGAAACAGAGGCTTCGCCTCGCCAGCCTGCATCCCGACATCCTCGACGCCCTCGGGTCGCGCAGCATCACGATCGATAGCGCGATGGCATATGCCAAGTCTCAGGATCAGGAGATCCAAGGCAAGGTGTTCAAGGCTCAGTGCAAGAGCACGTCGCACGGCCAGCACAGCGCGTCTAACATCGGCTGGGCGTATCGCGACAAGACCGTCACCACCGCGTCGCCGCTGTTCAAATATGTCGGTGAAACTGCCTATGAGCGCGACGGCAGCGGCTACGAAGACGACCTCTTCACCGAGACACAGGCCGAGGGCGATATCCGCACCCTCACCAATGCGCCGCGCCTGCGCGTGCTCGCCGAGCAGCACATCGCGTTTCAGATGGTCCAACGTCAACAGGAGATGGCCGAGGCGCTGCAATGCGAAACTGTCGACGGCTTCGTGAAGCTCGACGACATCGTCTTCCCCTCATGGGGCATGACACCGCCAAAGGCTCCGGCCGGGTTCGCCTGGGTCGGCAACGTCTACAATCAGAGCGCCACCGATCGCATGTGGAAGACGGTCCGGAATAACCGAATCAAGGTTCGCTTGCTCGTCGGCATCAACGGCGAGGGCGAGCTCGAGGCGTATGATCGCGGTTTCTACGTCGAAAAAGGTCAGCTCAACGCCGTCATGCCGCCGCAAGATAACGTGGCGTCGGCGGAGAAGTTGACCCCCGAACAGCAGGCCGCGGCGGTGCGAGCCAACGAGATCGAGCGCATCGCCTATCGCGAGGCCGTCGGCACGTTCGAAGGTACGCCATTCGAAGGCCGTGCGCGGATCGCGACGCACGGCTGGATCAGCCCAGCCGAGCCGGATCACATGCGGCGCAATGAAGGGTTGCTCATTGCCGTTCAGGTTTGGGTGTCGAAGGAGCAGGCCGAGGCAGCGACCGCGCACGCGACCGCCATCTACGATCAGATCCTAGCCGAACGTGCCGCAGAAATCGCCGCACGGGAAGCGCAGAAGGCGACAGCGGCCGACGCGATCGCGACCCGTACCGCCGAGCTGGTCGACATGGCCCCGCCGGGGATCGCACTGATCGACGGCGACATATGGGAGCGCGCCGAGGACGGGAGCTATTCGGTGACCGACGAAGGCGCAGACGGCTACGTCCCCAATTGGATCGCGTTGTTGGCAAACTTCGATGCCAACCTGATTGAGCAGGTTTTCGCGACGCGCGATGAATTCGAGGTCTCACGGTCAGTTGAAGGCGCACGCGACGACGCTCTGGTCGCGCAGGCGCTCGCAATGGATCCCGAACCCGAGGTCATGATCCTCGACGGCGAGCCCTGGGCTCGCGGCGAGAGCGGTACCTTCACGCTGATCGGCGCTGACGATGACGGCGTCGACACGGTCGAGACGCTTGCTGCCCTGATCGCTCTCTACTCCGAGTGCGTCGACGCCATCTTCCCCACCCGCGCCGAGTACGACGCCAAGATCGCGACCTACCCTGCCGAGGAGATCGACCAGTGAACCGTATCGATGCGCTGATCGCGGAAGCGAAGCGCCAGAACCCATATCGGGCCTCTTTCAGCGAGCGCGTGATGGGTCTGGCGAAATACCAGCCGTTCCGCTCCCTGTGGTGCGCGCGGACGGCTTGGCTCATGTTCCGCGACTGGAACGCGCCCAAAGGCCACGAGGCACGCATGACGCTCATGCAGGGCTGGCAGTACGCCACCAGCCTAGCCGAGATGCTCGACATGGGCCCCATGCTCCCCACCGAAGCGATCGCCGAAGATCGCCAGTATTGGGACGAATGATCATGCGCCCTCCCACAGCGGCAGCTCTCCAAGCCCAGTGCGACACCTTCAACGCAGTCTGTTCGGTCGGCAGCCCCGTTATCGTTCGAATGGACTGCGGCGATCAGGTCTCGACCGTGACGCGGTCCTCGGCCGAGGTGCTGTCAGGGCACTCGGCCGTAATCTGGCTGAAGAATATCAGCGGCTGTTACCTGCTCGACCGGGTCACCGTATCAGAGGAAGCGTACTGATGGCCGCGGGAGATATGCCGACGATCGCGGCGGGCCATCCCCTGGCGTGGCCAACAGGCCGACCGCGCACGGCGCAGCCGCGACCCGCCCTGTTCCGCGACGGTGGCTCGCGCATGACGTTGACGAGCAGTCGCAGCCGACTGCGCGGCCAGATCGGTGCGCTCACGAAGACCGGTCAGCCCTGGCGTGTGCAGAACATGGTGTTGTCGACCAACATCCGGTTCACGGCGTCGGGCGCCCGCGACCAGAACGTCAGCCGCCGCGATCCGCTCGACGCCGGCGTCGCGTTCTACTTCGACCTCGACAAGCTATCGCACGTCCTGGCCTGCGATCGCTGGGACTCGGTGCCGGACAACATCGCTGCGATCGCCGCGCACATCGAGGCGCTCCGCGGCCAAGAGCGCTGGGGCGTCGCCGATCTGCGTCAGGCATTCGCCGGCCACACCATGTTGCCGGCGCCGGCATCATGGTCGGCCGTACTGGGCGTGTCGCGCGACGCTGACCGGGCAGAGATCGACCGGGCGTACCGCGCGCTGGCGAAGACCGCGCATCCGAACGCCGTCGGTGACCGCGAAACGTGGGACCGCCTTAGCCAAGCCTACGAACAAGCCAAACAGGGGGCCTTGTGATGCCAGGATCTACCGCGCAGCGGGAGCGTCGCACGCTCGCGCAGAGCAAGCAGCTCGGCGTCCCCAGCGCGCGCGGCCGCTTCCTCCGGCTCGACGATATGATCGCGTCAACCGGCCTCAGCGAATCGACGATCCGCCGCCGGGTACGCGAAGGCGAAATGCCCAAACCCATCGCGCTCACGAAGCGCTGCGTGGGATGGTGGGAAAGCGATTTCGCGGCGTGGGCAAGCGAGCACCGGTCACCCCGTACCTCTGATTGAGCCCCCAAACGAGGGGGCATTCCTGGGGGCATCCCCGAAAATCAAAACTCACAATTCATAAGTATTCCGGGAACTTGACCATGCTAAATCGATCCCTGCAACCGGCACCATCTCTTCCCAAGCTGCCCTCCCCGATCGCCGTTGGGGTAAGCCGCGTCCGTCGTCGTCGGAGGCCGTCCTTCGCATAAATCTATCAATCATAGGTCGCGGGGCGGGACCTTGGCGCTTCCGTACAATTACCGCGTGAGCAGCCCTGCTACCGTTACTGATGCGAAACGATGTGCCGAGATTGCAGGGGGAAAGGATCGTCCTCGAACCCATGGTGCTAGCCGATAGCCACGCGATACAGCGGCTGTTCCCGCACTGGGAGATAGTCCGATACCTCTCGCATGGCCTGGAATGGCCTTACCCTGCCGATGGCGCTCGCAGGCTGTTGCAGGAGGTGACCTTTCCCTCGGTGGCCCAGGGAATAGAATGGGCGTGGTCTATCCGGCTCAATGGGAAGCGGCGCCCTTTGATCGGCGCGATCAGCGTCGCTGACAGGCCTGACGACAATCGGGGCTTCTGGCTTGGGTTGGACTGGCATGGGCAGGGCCTGATGACAGAGGCATGCACGCTGGCCACGGACTATTGGTTCGACGTGCTCGGCTTCCCCGTCATGCGTGTACCCAAGGCGATGGCGAACATGCCCTCCCGCCGCCTGTCGGAGCGGGAAGGGATGCGGCTGGTACAGGTCGGACCTCGGAACTTCGTAAGCGGACGCATGCCCGCCGGTATCTGGGAAACTACCGCCGCCGAGTGGCGATCAAGAAAATTGCTCCCGCCCCCGCCCTTCCAAGCGCAACCGCTCGGGTAA